GGGCTTATAAAGACGGTGTTGACATGGCTAAAGGAGAAAAGCCTAAAACTTCTGTTATTTCTGCTGGCGGTGCTTTAGTCTCCGAAACAGGAGATGTTTTGTACGAGCGTCCGTTTAAGCCTGAAGCCGCCCCTGCAAGCAAGGGTATTAAAACAGTAGAGCGTGAGGACGGTTCAGTGTCTGTCCTAGATGCTAATGATGGGTCGTTGATTAGCACCTTGCCACCTGCTGACACAACTAATGCAAGCCAAGAGGCGTCTCTTAATTTGATTGCACAGACTACGCAGTTTATCAGCGAAGTTGATGACTTGATGAACCCCGGTTTTTCTGAGACAGGGTTTATCGGCGGTGTAACTGCGGCAGTTCCCGGAACCCCAGCTTACGATAGAGAAAAAGAACTGCTGTCTATTCGGGCTAGGCTTGGCTTTGACCAGATCAACGAGATGAAGCGCCTAGCGGCTGAGTCAGGGGCGTCAGGAACTGGCTTGGGACAAATCTCTAACATTGAATTTATGTCGCTACAGTCCACTATTGATGCAATATACGTAGGTATGTCAGCAGAGGCGCAAAACAATGCCCTTGAGAACATCAAAAAGCATCTGTTGAACGTGCAGAAGCTAGCCTCTGGTGTTGCTCCTGCTGATGCTATTGAGTGGGATAAGCCTGAGTACAAAGCAACAGGATACCATAAGGACCCTGAAACCGAAAATGTGTACTACGCACCTGATGGAAAAAACGGGACGGTATACAAATTAGTAGACGGTAAGTTTGTCAAGCTAGGGGCGTATCTTGGAAGCACCAGCGTAGAATAGGAGCATATAAATGTCTCTTGCAGAAGATATGGAAGCATTTGAAAGAGCCTTTGGTGAACCCGCACAGGGTGAACCTCTGGTGTCTGAAGAGCAAAAGAAAGAAATGCTGGTGGATGATGAGTCAGCGTTTGAAAGAGCGTTTGAGGCTGATGCAGTAGACGTATACAACTCTGATGTGCAAACAGAAGAAATGTCTCTGTGGGACAGGTTTTTCTCTGAGCCTTACAAGAGAGGTCTTGAACGTCAAGCACAGACTATGCAGAGGTTGAGCCAGAGTCAGCAGGCAGGAACTATGGCTGGCATTAGTGCCGCCCTGAGTGATCCTGCGGTGCTTGAGGAGCAGTACAGGCAGTCCACAAACATTCCGTCTGTTCTCCTACAGACAGTCACTACGCCCCTGAGAATGGTCTTTGACTCTGCGTCTGAAATGGTTATGTTTGGCGCAGAAAAGGGAGTAGGTATGCTCCCTGAAGGACTCAAGGAAGGGGCCGCAGAGCAGTTTCAGGCGCTGATGCAGACCAAGGGTGGTCAGATGGCTTGGGCCGCCGCTGGTGAAGGCATGGAGACATGGGAGGAGTTTCAGAATAACTACCCTAACGAGGCGGCTAACCTTGTCGCTATCATGGACCTAGGTTTTACTAAGGGTACAGGACCACTGATAAAGCAAAAAGTAGTGCCTAAGAAGCTAGAGCGTATTGGGATGCGTAACGAGGCACTGCCCCTGAAGGGCGGTGACGCTGATGTTTACAACGTACTGTTTGTGGGGGACAAGAAAACCCCTGAACAGGTAAGGCTAACTGAAGACCCGAAAGGAATCAGGGGTGTTCAAGAGCAGATTGCTACACCAGAACAAGTTGAGCTTATTGACATAGCTAAGTCTGCAGGAGTATCTGGCAACAAAACCCTACAGGCGAACCACAACGCATTTCAGCGGTACTACGATGATTTAGAGGTCAGCCTGATGAAGATGCTGGCAAAGAACGAAAGTAAAGTGAACTGGCCTGAATTAGATACCAGTTTACGGGCCAATATGAAGGCTGAGTTTGACGCGATTGTGGCCTCTAATCCTAAACTTATGTCATCAAAACAGGCAAAGCAAGAAACGGCTGGTTTGTTCAAGGAAGCTCTAGCGATCATTGATGAACAGGGAGGCACACTTCAAGGGTTTCGTGTCACCCGTTCTATGTTTGATGACAGAGCAAACCGGATGGGCTACGATTTATCTGGTGATTCTCTCACTACTAGAAACTTAGCGGCTATGGCTGTGCGTAGGGCCGTAAACCAAACCGTATTTGATGTAGTACCTGAGGCAGAAACTGTCTTTTCTAAAATGTCAAAGATTATACCCTCTATTGGCTCTTTGAACGCTAAGGCGGCTACGGAAGCTAAGACACGCTTTGGTCGTTTCATTAATTCATTAGGTCTTCAGAAGTACGCCGGAAGCACAGCACTAGGTGTTGCAAGCAACGCCATCTATGTCTTGGGCGGCACAGCAATAGTCGGACCATACGCTTACATTAAAAACCAACTTAGGCGTCCCGGTCCTGCGAAAGTTAGAGCTAAGATTGCTTACCTAAAGCGTGATATGTTTGGAGAAATTAAGAAAGCAATTCAGGCCACACAAGATCCAGTGAAGCGAAGTATGCTACAGCGGGACAGCAAAGAGATTTACACGTATCTCAACGCTGTGTTCAAGCAGATTGAGTCTGAGCTAGAGCAGGAAGAAAACGAATGAAATGGTTAGACAGACTAGCTAGAAACCAGAGTAATTATGCTCAGGCTCGCTACAACAGGGCCAAGGGTGGTTCAGACGCGGCTATGACTGCGGCAGAGTACCCCCAGCGTAAACTTAAGGAGGCTATATCTGGTGACGAAGAAAGCTGGGGCTTGCCTGATTTCTCTTATGATGTAAACGTAGGTAACAGGGCAGGATACAGGGGAACCGCTACAGTAACTGATGAAGCTGTGGAAACGGGTTTAGACTTTGTTGCTGACCCCCTTAATGCCGCTGGCGCTGGCTTGGTTAGGCAGGGTATGAAAGCCGCTAACAAGGTGGGAGACATTGCAGGCAACACAACAGCCGCCGCACGTAACTACATAGATAACTTCTACGCCCCCTCTAAGACCGCACAGCCTACTGTGGTTGATGAGTTAATTATGCAGAACCAACAGGCGCTGTCTCGCGTACCTAAGGTCGGGCCTATTATCAGTAGGCTAGAGAAAACACAAGATTCAGCCGATATGCGCGAGAGGGTAGGGTCTTTTTTGGGCTGGGCGGGAGACTCTGTTGTTAGGGGTGTAGAGCAAACCCTCAGTCCTAGCGCGAGGGCTAACTACAGACAGAACCAAGTTACTCAGACAATGCAGGACACCGCACGTACCGCACTGATGACCGGGGGATCTAGGGACACAGCTAAGGCGGTAGCTCAGACGCAGGCAACGGAAAACATAGCAAACCAAGCGGGAAGAACTGGGCCTAAGTCGGAAGCCGTGGAAGACCTAAACCGCAGGAGCTTTCTAACGGAGCCTGTGAAAGCTACTGAGGGATCGTATAGGAAGCTGATAAAGGATAACAAACTAACAGGCGTTTACGAGAAATCTGGTAAGCCTGTGGGTGTCTCTAACAAAGATTTGGGCATCGTAGAAGACCACGTAATGAGCGTGTGGAAAGACCGAAAGGGAAGAAAAGTTAGTGAAACGCCAACAGCAGACATTAGGATTAAGAATCCCGGCTCTGGAGATCAGGTAACTGGATCACACGTTCTAGACTTCCGACAAAAGAGTAAAGTTTTTAAGACGATGAATGCGTTGTACAAGAAAAACCCTAAGCCGACACTAGAAGAAACGTGGAGGCACTTAAAGGATAGCGAGATAAAACTACACCCTAAGTCTAAGACACTAGAGGACGCTCGTGAGAACGGGATATGGACTACAGGTTCTTTTTCAGGTAACGCGATTACTGAGGGAGGCGTAAACTATATAGCTAAGGTGAACCCTAACGGCAGGGTTATGGCTGTGATCTCAGACGAACACAATTTCCTAGAGAAGACTCCTGTGATTGGCCCTTTGGTAGACGCCGCGTTGCCTAACAGGTCTATCTCAGTTACGCCCCCAATGTTCTTTGACATTAAGAAGACAAAAGGCAAGATTGCTTCACCACAACCACAGGATAAAAAGAATGTCAAAGAAAGTTTGTTTGATATAGCTAACGCAAAACCTTCTACAGAAGCACTAAGGGCAGAACAACAGATAAATGCAGGAGTTGCCACCATAGGCACAGGTATGTTAACCGGAGGAAACCGTGAAGAAGAACGACGATAAGCACACAGTAAGCTACACATCCCACGACTACCACACTATGTGTCAGAAGTCAAAGGATCGTGTCAAGAAGATGCAAGCGCAGGGAATACCTACGCCCCATGACCCGAAAGACAAGCCAGAGGACGTAGGTAAGTCAGAGGGCTACTCCATATTCTTTATGTCATAGCTCACAGTTGTTCCCTGTGCAGGCCAGTTGTTGTGACCCCTCAGTCATATCGCTGGCCTCTTCTATATCCCACGATATTTCCTTTGGAAAGTCCTTAACCATCTGGTTGTACGTCTTCTTGTCCACAGGTTCATAAGGAGCCTGTTGATAAGTGTGGTCTGAGTATGGAAGGAAAGATATACCACTTACCTTGTCAAACTTGTTGTACAACCACTGCCCCACCTCTAGAAACTCCTCATCACGGTAGTAGCAAGTCATAGACGGCTTGTGCTCACACCAGTAGTCCTGATATATCTCCCACAGATCTAACTGCTCCATAGCACCCATGTCTGAGGCCGTCACAGCGCCTTCAGGAGACGCAACAGGAAAGGAGAATACCCGTGTACTAGGGGACATTAGATCGTCCTCCACAGGGACTCCTGCGGCCTCTAAGACCCCACAAAGTGGGTCACGAGAGTCAGCACGGACTCGTCTAATATATTGATTGCTGTAGCGAGGGTGAATGCCACTAGCAGAATCGACCAACTGACTAACAGTACCAGAAGGCTTAACCGCAGTAATTGCGACAGAAGGATTAATACCCAATCTCTTAGCCCATTTCTCGTTAGTGACAATAGCTTCATTACGCATCTCCGTTAGCCACTTCTTCAGCTTTGCCTTGTCCTCACGCCCAGACAGGATAGAATGATCCATGATACCTGTCAGAGACACGCCTAGCAAGGCCTCTTCTTCCGTGTTTACTCTCCAAATATTTCGGAGGTATCGGAAGTCTGTGAGGGTAGCCTGAAGAGTCCCAAGGATAGACGCAATCCGAACTTTTCGTTTGAGGCTTGCGAGTGTATCTTGTGGCCTAACAACAACTTCTGAAAGATTGCAGAACTGGTAGGGTCTGAGGATGATTTCACTACATGGATTAGTTCCGAAATCATAGGTAGCATCTCTTCGTTCATTTCTTGAAGCTTGCTTTTGACTTGCCACTCTGCTAAAGACACCTCGTTCACCAGATCGTGATTCATATAAACTAGTCCACTCATTTAGGAATGCTTCAAAGTCCGGCTTCTCTGTGTAACAAGCAGAGTTATTAGCCAGCCCACGTTGTGGCTCATCAGTCCACCACTGCCCGTGCTTGCATCGTCGTAGCCTATCGTCCGTCAGGTTTGAGAGGCTGATGAGGGCGCTTCGTCTGACTCCTCCGACAACGACGATTTGAGCAATCTTACAGCAAAGATCGTGGCATTCAATGGACGTAAGGCGTCTCCCAGATGATCCTTGAAAGAGTTCGATTGTGAACTTGAAAAGATCGACGAGAGGTTCAGGACCACTTGCACGACCTCCGAAAGTCTTGAGTGGGGAACCTGCAGGTCGTACTCTGCTAACGTCCCATTGGGGAATTTGACCTGAGTACAGCAGTGATACCAACTCCCTAAACGATTTCGCCCATCCGACCTTCGAATCCGCAACATTAATAACTGTGTCGGTTGCATGGAATGTCTCCGCTACTTCTGGTAGTTTACTAATGTATTGGCGCTCTACACTAAAGCCTACCCCTGTGCCACACAGAAGGACGTACATAAGTTCATCAAAGGCCTTGGGGTGGTCTATAGGTAGGTAGCTACAGTTAAACCCTGCTACGTTGTCACGATCCAGAGCCTCTCCTGCGGTCATCAGTGCTCGCATGGATGGCATTACGTCTAGATCGTGGATAGCTTTAAAGACCTCTTTACGATCCGTTTCTGGCAGACTATCACCCCAATAGTTTACATATCGGTTGACTGTCTCTTCCCAAGTCTCCCTGCGCTTCTCTTCTGGAAGGTAACGGGCGTACCGTGACTTGTGTATGTATTGTTGGTATGCGTCCATCTATTCTGTTACTCCTAATGTTTCATTAATGATTGCTTGTCCCGCCATCTGCAAGAGCATATACACTCCATCAGGGTACTGCTCGTTGGACGCTACTTCGAACATTTCACCGTCTTCGTACATCACAACAGCCACCTTTACCTTTCGTCCCTCTTCCTCGTGTTCCAGCGCCTTGACTACAAAAGCTGATAGGAACTCTGATGTGGCGATCTCTTTCTTATCTTGGTTTGTCTTACCAAACTTTCCTTCTACTACTTTCATAAGGCAACCTCCTTTATAAGCCATTCCAAATAGACACGGGCCTTACGTAGATCCTCTACACCGTTTTTGTACTCGTACCTCCACAGGTACTTCAAGCAGTTGCCCTTGAGATACCCCTTGTACTCCTGTGGGTGCATGGACGCCTTGATTGCTTCAATGGCCTCTATCGCCCCCTTGTTGTAGTGGTCTGGTTGCGTCACTGGATTGTGCTTGTCCTCCGGGTGGTACAGTTTGCCTACTGCTGTCTTAGACACTTTGTTCCACTCTGCGGGTGTTGCTTCGTCTATTGACATTTTTCTGCACTCCTCAAACTTCTCTGCACATTCTTCTGGATGATGCCCCTGCTCTTCACAGATTTTTTTACGTATCTCACAGTCTGAATACCAAGTCCACTCATTCCGCATCGACCTCTTCCTCTAAGTCCTCTTGAAACTCATCTAGCCTACGCAACAACTTGTCTTCAAACCTGTCTAATATTTCTTCTGATGAGATCTGTAGTGCTTCCAGAAGATCGTCAGGATCATA